ACTGCAACATCGGACGCAAGCTCCCCTAGGAATGTCTGGGTAAGGTCATCTAACTCTTCAGTCTCCAACTCATATCCGGTTTCTTGCAAGATTTGGGACTCGTACCCATCCATATCTTTCAGGAAAAAGAAGCTAACCTTCTGGTCTTGTGCAAGTTGATTGTCCATATCGAACTCAACTTGATACCCAGTCTTCGGGGCAAATATCTCTTTAAAATTGTAAGCACGAGTAACCAACTCAGTCTCGTAAGGTGTGGTTTGGTCTAGGTAAAAGCTCTCAGACTCGTCGTTTAGCTCAATAAAGTTTAGCCAAGTGTAGATTTTGCCCGTTTGATCAGCAAACTGAAGACGGGTCTTACCGCCAAAGCTTGTAACTGCAAAGTCATTAGGTTGCCAGCCAGTCCAGAACCCGCTCCAAGACTTCTGCTCAGTGTTATACACATATGTGCGATTCGGAACCTCAAGCCCATCAGAGCATACAGAAATTAAATAACGATTATCGTAAAATGCAGAACAAGATTTAGACTGAAACCCGTCTGTATTTTGTTTGAACTGGTCGTTTATAGGGGCGGAAAGGGGTGTGGAAACATCTGTCTGCGCTCCAGACTCAATCGTAGAAAGGCTTCTTACGCCGTCAGAGGACAAGAAAAACACATCAGAACCAACCTGCTGCACAGTCCTATGAGCCACGCAGCCTACCCTATTGTTAATCAGCTTAATCGGCCAATCAGCCACAGCCACAGCGGGATTTGCTTCTACGACCCACACACTGCGCTCTTTGAAAACAAGTAAGTTGTAGGAGTACCAAGAAGCTATGGCGGTTATCGGGTCGCCCGTACCGTCACCAACCCTTATAGCATTACCTATAATATCCCAACTTTCCCCATCCAAAATGTCACTAACATAAAGCGTATCGCTGGGGACAGCGGTATCAGAAGATGTGCAAAACAATCTGTTAGTGTGAGATGTAAGCAGCTTTGGCTTAGAGGGAGTTTGCGACAGGTGCGCTACCCCCTTTGCGTCAGTGCCGCCAGACGGGGCAGACGATATAGTGACTGTAGGGGGAACTGTAGCAGAGTATCCAGAACCTGCGTCTGTAATGCTAATGCTTTGAACCTTACCGCCGTAGCCCAAGACGGCTGTTCCAGCGGCTGTAGAGCCACTGCTAGTAGAGAATGTTACAGTAGGAACTGATGTGTACTCACTGCCAGTTTCAGTCATCTCGACGCTGGTTATCTTACCTACGGTAATTACTTGAGATGAAGATGTATCATCTATGTAGCCCAAGCTACCAACCCCATCGCAATAGTACATACGTCCAACAAGTTGGGCAAAGTAAACTGAATCTGCTGTCGAGCTAAACGTGCCTCCTGTGTCAGCAATAGAGCCAGTTTCACCAACAATCTTAATCTTATACGTTGCACCAACAGTATCCGACTCTGCTACAACAATCTTTTCAACTGTTGGAGTGTCAAAATAGGCAATAGAGTCAACAGACCCAGTAAAGTTAGAAGTCCATACAGTAGAAGTGGCGTTCCACGTTGTTGTTATGCCGCCCCAAACGGAGTTAACAACATCTCCCACAAGCTGCGCCACACCTTTGCGGCTTACAATGTTGCCAAAGGTGTCGAAGTCAGTGTTCTTTCCTATAGAGTAAGCACCCTCGGCAATCGTGTTCTTACGCACGTTACTTGCCTGACCACCGGAGAATGATACGTCTCCATCGAAAGCAATCTGATCGTCAAGCTGGCTGTTCTCTTGTATAGGCATTAGCTTACAACATCTCGAAAGTTAATCTCTTGCTCTGTGTGCGGGATTATGCGGCTAATGTTTTGTTTCTGACCATTCTCTAGGTCGCGCATAATCTGGATGTGCGATGCAGCCTCAGTAAATTTAAGCTGGGCTTTTTGATACTGACGCGAACGCTCAAGCATATCGCCTTCCGCAAAGGCAAGTAGAGCATTGTCAATTCCGTTAAGTGCTGGGGAATCATTGTCACCCAATGCAACCCACTTTAGCTTGCCTAACACAAATAGAGTGCCAGTACTGTCCGGTATTGGCACAGGCTTGACTCGACAGTTGCCACTTCCGTCTTTCGGGAGGTTGACAAAGTTGGTTGGGGTAGCCCTACGGGAAGAAACATTCTCCCACATATTAGGATCAAGCTGAAAAAACGTAACCCACTCTTCGTTGAAGATGTTTACCCCGTCAGTGTCTCCGGTTTCGGTGAACCGAATAGCCACAGGGAAATCAATCTTAGTAGTGGGAGCAGAAGAGCTTTGGTAAAAGGTAACTGTGGGCGTAGAGTCTAAAACAATCTCTGTGTCCTGTGCAGCTACAGCTTTAGATGCAACACCTAGCGTCTCGTCCCAAAGCCCACTGTCCCAGATCATTTGGTAACGGCGATTGATAAAGTCTTTGCAGACAGATACAGACGAGCTATCGGTGTCCGAGAGCTTCGTCGTTACAAAGTTGGATAGCTCAGTAAGTGTCATGTTTTAATGATATAATTTAAGACAATGTAAGGTTGCAGGTTGCTGTGCGCGTTTCCGCTGCCAGTCGCAGAAGTGGTTGCATCCGAGCCTCCAGTGTCGGGTGTCCGGCTGGCATTGCTCCCAGAATTACTACCCACACTAGCACCCATATTGATGGTATGAGTATGCGATGGTAATTCTGAAACTGTCAGCGTGTGAGTGTTTGATCCGCCAGTGTTTCCTAAATCAGCTAAGTCAGGGTCGGAAGTTTGGGAGCCATCAAGGCCGACAGCCACTTTCCCTTTTAGGTTGGGCAGGTTAAATGTGGTAGACCCATTACCGCTGCCGTAAGCGTAAGAGTCCGTTCCCCCAACATCCTTTAAAATACCGTGCAATACGCTGTAAGTTGCCCTAGAAATAGCGGTTCCATCACACACAAGCCAACCTGCTGGGGGCGATGACGCTGCGTATTGACATATGGAACCAGTTGGGCTACCCGCTGCCCCAGCAGCGTCAGCGTAAGCCGTTGTTGCAACCTTAGTGGAGTTATCGCTTGAGCTTTGCGTAGCAGCAGTAACTCCGTCAGCAAGAACAGATGTGGCCGTGACGTTTCCTGTAGTGTCTCCGGTGACGTTGCCAGTAAACACTGCCGCATCGTCGCTTCCCACGTTGCCATTTAAGATAGTTGTAACCGCTGCACTCGCGTCCGTTGTCTTAATGTCGCCAGTCAGATTACCAGTGACATCGCCAGTAAATGTCGCGGCACTATCGCTGCCGACATTGGCATTTAAGACAGTTGTAACCGCTGCACTCGCGTCTGTGGTTTTTACGTTTCCGGTTAAATCACCCGTAGCATTGCCAGTAACATTGCCAGTAACATTGCCAGTTACGTTTCCTGTCACATCCCCAGTAACGCCCCCGCTTGCTGTAATAACTCCCGTAACTCCCAACGTAGTGTCAAACGTGACAGCACCAGTTGCGTTCAAAGTGCCAGCGCGAACGCCAGCAGTCGAAAGCGTCAAGCCGCTGGCAGTGCCGTCACCGTCAGTTACGTTTCTAAATGTGCCATCCAGACTGACTACGTTTAAAAGTTGTGAGTAGGTACTGGCTACTGTGCTTCCGGTTAAATCACCCATTATTCTGCCTCAATTCTACGTTCTAGTTCGTTTATGTATTTCCCAAGCTCTATAACTAATGCCTGACTTTCACTGTTCTCCGTCACCTGCTCCATCCCCAGTGGATGCCTCTCCGCTATCTCCCGAAACCCGTCCAGTTTCACGCTCACGCCGCAACCGCCGCTCACGAGCAGCAGCAATAAGATCAACGATAGCTTTATCTTTCTCATCTTTTCTCTGTTGAGCAACGTGTGCCGTGTGGATGTCCCCTAGCCGCTCCAGCGCGTCCAAAATCTTCGGTACTGCGCGAAGAGCGGCTAGGAGATCAACTATCATTTTTTGGTAGCGTATTCCTTCACTGCATCGACGATGCCCTGTCCACCAATATAAGCGGGGACAATGACCATTACTGCGCCGATAATTTGCTCTGACATTTCCGGTGAGACTCCCGCCCACTCAGTTGCCAATACGGTTAAAACGCCGCCAATAGCGACCCACAACTTTCTGCTTTTTAGTTTATCTTTCATATTACTCTCCACCAAACAACTTACTAAACGCTGCTGCTCCACCCGCTGATCCTAATCCAATCGCTCCGACGAGTTTCCAACGAAACTCTTCTAAATACTTCAGCCTTAATGAATGATTATTCATACGCTCTGCAATCTCGTCAAGACGGTCAGCTATATGTATCTGCCGAGACTCAATCCTAGCCAGTTGCGCCGACAATGAATTAGGGTCGTATTCTGCCAT